CTTGGACTGAGGGGCTTGAGTGACATTGGCGATTTCCTGTGGTGCAGAAGTAGAAACGCCTGCGGGTGCAGGCGTCTGGGTTGTTTGGTTGGTGAGTGCCGGGCCCGGTGGAGCCGGCAAGGCCTTGGGGCCATCCAGCATGTTGTCCACGCGCGTGACCTCGCCATCGATCGTGTTGGGATCGAAAGCCTGCGGCATGCCAGGATTGGTCATGGCTCCGCCAGCGGTGGTGGCTAGGTCGGTGCCCGGCTGAGTGGGTGCTGGTTGCGTCACCAGGCTGGTGCTGAATGGAGATCCATTGCCTGGCTGGTCCGCGGTCTTGCCGTCGGAAATCCACTGCATACCCAGGTTGATGGTGTCCAGTGCCTCCTGGCGCGCGGCTGCCGGCAGGCGCTTGTCCTTGGCGATCGACAGGGCCTCCAGGAATGGGGCAACGTGTTGCGCACCAATAGAGCGCAGGGCCTGCATGCCGCCACCGTCTTTGAGCTCTCCTTCAATCTCATGGGCGCGCTGGGCAATGTCATCCGGCGCAATGGCTGCGCGGGACAGCACAGCGCCTGGCGCCTTGGCAGCCTCCTCCAGTGGGTCGACCGGAGCTACGGGCTTGGCTGGGCTGCTCTTATGTTCCAGCGCAGCGAAACCTCCGCCCATGCCAGATGCTGCCAGCGACTCCATAGTTGCCTGTCCGGCTGCGCCTTGAAGTGTTGGTATGTCATAGCCAAGATTCTGCAGTGCAACATTGGAGCTAACGCGCTCCAGACCGCCCTGCGCTCCTTCGATTGGCGACTCTTTCAAAACACCCTTAGCGACCGTCTTAGCAAGGCCGCTGGCCGCCTTCTCCGCCACCTCTTCGGAAATCTTCTTTCCCAGCATCTTGGCCAGCGATCCCTCTACGCCTGTAATGCCAGCTATGATGCCCATGATTCCATTGGCTGCAATCATTCCGCCATTTTGGCCGTCGTAGGCTTGCGCCGCTGCCGCTGTTTTCTTTGCTGTGTCGGAGTCAATACCGGACTCCAGCAGCTTGTTCTCGACGGCTTCGTAGATACTGCCTTTGCCGGCGCCAGTTCCTTGTGCGGCACCCATAACCCCGCCCATCACCAGGCGCGCAGCAGCAGTTTGCCCAAGGCCTGGGATAAGCATGCTCAGCAGGGTTGGTGCACTGGATCCAATCGCGCCAATTGAGACATCTATCGGAGCATCGGCAAATGCAGATGCATTAGCAACAATCGTGTCCCATGTTGACCCGTACAACTCAGCTTGTTTGATTTTTTCTTGACCGGATGCTCGCTCCGCCTTGCGCTCGTCCGATGTGTGGCTATCAATATTTTTTGATTGCTCATCCAGGAATCCGGAGACGGCATTGTCTGCCCCAAAAATATCTGTCAGACTCTTTGCGCCGCCAGCAAGTCCAGATCCTAGCGCAACCGCCGAATCCTTTGCCTTATCCATGAATGTAGCTGGCAAGATTTTTGCTTGCGGGCCAGCGAGATTTGGGCGCTCTCCAGCGACTAGCGCAGGCGACTGATTCACCCCAACTTGACCAGCAGGAAGAGCCGCAGACCCAACAAACTGAGCCGCCATCCTGGATGCAATGACGCCTTTTTGAACGTAGGACGGATCCTCGGCGTACCCGCCATTTTTCAGCGCAGAGAAATATGCTCCAGAGTCAGCCCCGGCATTCAATGCTCCGCGGTAGCGCTTCGAGTCGCCAATAAACGAACTGAAGCCATTTCCAAAATCCTCGTCATCACGGTAGACGCGGTAGGAATCGCGCGATCCAGTTTGGTTGTCGGTTGCCTTTGGCCCATTCCCGCCCTTGATGTTCCCCAAATTATTGGTTCCAGGAATGATGCCCCTACCCCATCCCGTCTCCAATCCCCATTGACCAAGCAGCACCTCTGGGGCAACACCAAGCCTCTCGCCAACATCTCTGGCAACACCTTCGTAGCGCTGCACAAAGGCTTGAGGCCCAAAGCCCTGCTGTGAAGATTGCGGAGGTGCAGCTGGCGAATCACCTTTGCCAGCGAATGCCAAGAGTTGGTCAGCGTAGGAGGTATTTTCCATTTGTAATCTTTAGTTAAAGGTGTGACCGCTTTGAATATCTTCTGGCGACTCAAATGAGTTGCCAAGCCCGGTTGAGCGCTTGTCCCGCATATTTTTTCGCGGCTGCACACGCATTCCGGATTCGTCAAACACAAGCGGCTTTCCGTCAACACCAAGCTTGAACTCGGGTTTGTTTTTTATCAACGTGGCTAGGCGCAACATACTTGGCTCAACATCATTGGCGACGGCTTGGTGCAAGAACTGCGCAAGCGTCGTTGGGTCAATGTTCTTGGTTCTTGGGTCTGCCAAAACCTGATCGCGAATCTTATTGGTTTGCGCTGTCATGTATCGGCGTGCGGCCTGGCCGCTTGGGTCAAACGCGACATCGCGCAGAGCCTCAAAATCCTGTGGTGGTGTATTGGACTTTACAGCCACTGCCAGCTCACCCAGTTGTGCTCCAGTCAACCCCATTGGCTTCAGTGCTGATGCAAATCCACTCCTTGTAATGAGGTCGCCGTCCACCGGGCTGCGAACAACCATGCTGATCTTCCCGGTTTTAATGTCGATGTCTGGCACCTCCAGCGCTGGGTTGTCCTGGATTCGCATGGCTAGGTTGGCCGACTGCGCATCAGAGAGGCTATGCCCGAATTTCTTGATGCGCTGTGCAGTCTCTCCAATGGATGCAACCTGCTGTGTTGAGTATGTCTTATCAGAAGCCTTGAAGGCAGAGTCAAGAGCAGAGTCAACGCCATCAAACTCACCTGCAACCTTGCCACCCTTGGCTGAAGAGCCGCCAGATGCACCAGACCCGCCTCGTCCATTCGCAATCGAGTTCCAGCGCTGCTGCTCCAGTTGCTCCTTATAGTGCTGAGCCTTGGCATCGCCGCTATGCTTAGACGCCTCCATTTTCAGCATCTCTGGGCGGCCGAAAGCAAATGCGTACATAGACTTTCTGACATCGCCATTAATGACCTTTCCATCGGATCCAACTACCTGCCAGTTATCTTTGACAGCTCCGGTAAGTGGGTCTTCAGACGTTCCGTTTTTCACGAACCTGGCTCCCTCTGGCATGCGGTGATCTCCAATGCCATCAAATGACTTCAATGCAGACTCTGGGTCATTGTTCTCCAGGTGATCAAGCGCATCGGTGGCCCCCTCCTGGCGAAGAGTACGAGCACGCGCGGAAATTTCCCGTGCTCGCTTGAATCCTCCAGCATCCTTGGCTACGGTATCCGCAACCGCCCGCTCCAACCCATACCCAGACAAGCCAACGGGTGCTCTTGATGCCTTATTAATCACATCAGACAGACTCGGAGATGTTAGGGATGGACCATCGCTTTTGAATTCTGATGATTGCTGTGGCTGAAGTGCCGGGTCAGAAGTGGGTGGAGTCGTCTGAGTAGCGACTGGTGGATTCATTAGGGTGCTGCGGGTATCCCGCTCCAGCTTATCAATCCGATCAGCCTCGTCTCGGTCCCTACTCACGCGCTCAGCCTCTTTCTTTTGCATGGCGAAGCTCTCCTCCACCCGCTTATCCTGAGCATCCAGGCGCGCCCGGTTAGCCGTCGCCTCCTGTGAGCGCATGAAGCCATCTGTAAATGCAGCAAATCCACCTTTGAAACCCATATCACCCCCTAATTAAAGACCGACCCAGCCAAGTCCTTTGGAGATGAGATCTCCGCCGGTCTTACTTCCCGCGATAGCGCCAAGAGCGCCCCACATGCCTGCATTCTCCTGGCCATCAGCCTGTGATGATGCCGCACTTGCGCTTGCATCCAATCCAGCGCGTTGCGCGGCAGTTAGGTTGGAAGTTCCCCAAAGGTCTTGGTATCCATTTGCTCCATTGCTATAGATGTTTGATACACCACCAGCAAAGTTGAGGCGGTCCTTTAGTGGTTGCCCAGCAGATGTGACGGCGGCATTTCCAGCATAGGCCGCCGATTGAGTTGCATTTGCAGATTGGGATGACAAATCCTTACCAAACCCAATGGCTGTCTTTTGCATGCCATCAGCTACGGCCTCCACATCCTGGCGCGCCTTGTTCGCAGCACCAGCTTTGGCTACCGCTTCTTGCGCACCAAACTGCCTATCCGCCATGGCGAAGTTCCCGGAGTTTGGGTTGATGCCAAGGCTTAATGCGCGGCGTAATGCCTGACCTCTGGATGTGCTGAAGCCGGCGCCAACATCCTCTGACGCCTTTGCTGCTGCTGCATTTTTTCGATCATCACTACCAAAGTCATTCGCCTTGGCGATGTACCCATCCTCCAGGGTATCAAAGTCCTTGCGCCTGGTTGCAAGTCCTGCGGCAAGCTTGCCCTGATTGAGAGCGGTCGCCGCCTGAATGCCGCCAACATCGGATGCCGTCGTGATGGATTGTGCAAGGTCTGGAATTGCCTCCAGGTAGGCATTCTTTCCAAAGGCGAGCTGGTCATCAACCGTTCCTTGCCAATTCTTTAGGTAGTCATCAGCCATGATTAGGCCCCTTTGTAAAGTGATTGCCAGTCTTGCTCGCCAGCGAACAAGCCAATGGCGAAGCAGACTGGCTCCAGTAATTTGCGAACAACCTTACCGGGCAGGGAGCCTTTTTCAGCCACCCCCATTTGGAATGCGAGTTCTTTGGCCCGCGCAATAGCGAGTGGTCGCATGATGTTTTCAGCTAGTCGACTCTTGCGCATCAGGAGAACGTATGGGATGGCCCAATACTGGTATCCGCGAACAGTCGCTGGATGAAGGTGCTTGGCAGTGAACTCAAGGTCGGCACGCCAAATTCTCTTGTCAATCTCACCCTTGCGGTAGAAGTGAGTGCAGATAACTCTTGAGCCTGAGTTGCTTGAGGAGCTGGAACTGCTTGACGCGCTTGCATCGGCTGCGGCGGCTGCTGCGTTAGAGTCAGCAGCGTCCCTTGATGCTCGGCTATTCTCTGTAGCCCCAACACTAACACCAGCTTGCGTGGACTCCGTGCCGCCGTTGCCACTTTCGCCAGTGGTGTTTTGTGAATTTTCGCTTGCCGCATCCCTGGATGCACGAGAGTTGTCCGTCACGCCAACTCCATAGCTACCGTTTACTGCGCTAGAATTTTCAACCCCCGTCGCTCCGCGCCATGAGAAGTTCCCGGTGGCAGGGTCATATCCAACAGGGGACTTATCCGAGAACGATACACCGTCAGTAGCCGCAATCCTGTTGTTCATATACGTGTCTGACTTATTCACCTCAGCCAGCGCACCTGGAATTCCGGAAAGAAGACCTAGTGGGCTTCCTGACAGCACACTAATTCCGGCAATAAGTCCATTCTTCAGTTGCCCTCTATCGAACGGGTTATCCATTCCTCCGTACTCATCGCGTATAGCCCTGATTTCTGCCCACTGCCTATCGGTGTAGTTGGTCCCGTTGCCAGCTGTTCCGCCAGTTCTATCCATCCCGCCGCCGCCTCCAATAGGCTTGGTAACACCTTGTTGATTTGTGGTAACTCCAGCCGCCTTGTCAGCCTCTGCATTGGTAGTTGACGAGTCCTCTCGTTTTGCGCCCCTGCGAAGAATCTCAGTGGATGCGTTCTTGTCAATCTGCTCAGAGAGGATCTTCGTCTTGGATTTAATCAAGTCGTCCGAAAGCTCATTCGACCGCCATCCAGCGGTGAATTGCTCTTCTGGCGTGAGGCCTGCAGAGTCGGCGTTTGGGTTGAGTGCCTCCGCATTCTGGCCAAGCGTTTGATAGGTGATGTCTTTAACAGGCTCTGCGACGGTCTCGTCCGTGTTCCAGAAATCTTCGTATGAGCTCATAAGCCCTCCGGAAATGAAAAAGCCGCACGAATGCGGCTAGTTTTGTGTGTAAGTGGGAATTTTTGAGAAAGCAGATCCACGAATGTGGCCGCTATTTGTTTTGCGGGGGCTGTCTGTCCCGCTTTTTTGCTGCCCCAATTCTAGCAGTTGTACATGTATATTGCCACCCCATTGCGCTGACAATATCTGACGTCAACCAACGCCCTGCAGTCTGGAGAGAATCTCATTTACCTTTGCCGTCACCTGGTCAATCGTTGCGCCTGGCAACAAAGGGGAAATTATGGGTTGTGACTGCGCTGTGATGTAGCCAACAGAGTCCGCTAAAGCTCGTAGCACTTGAGGCGAATTCCCAGAAGTGACGGCTGGGATGTTCTGGAATCTCCTAGCCATTGCGTAACTCCTGTGGCGAGATCGCCATATCAATTCCGCGGACCTCACGCTGCCCGCTGATAGCTATCTCCCAGCCAGTATTTCTGAATCCAGACGGTAGTCGATACAACTTATTTACCACGCACGTCTGGTAGCTTACATCAACGCCGCCAGCGCTGACAACCACATCAAATGTGGGTAGCGGGTATGGGGTGGTGTGCATCATATTGGAGCCATTCACACCACTGGTCTCGGAATTTGTCGCCAGTGCATTTGTTCCGATGCCCAAGTCGCCGGACGCATACAGTACGGCATTGGCGGCAACAATCCCGGCATTGATGGAATTTACAGCGTCGTATGCGATATTTTCATCCTTGGTAATCTCCGGTCCACTGATCCTGAAGCACCCAAGATTCGCGGCAGACTCCAAGACAAATACCTTGGACTTCCATAAAAATCGAAATGGATGCGAGTCAACTGGGTCATACTGATATAGGCCGCCGTTATCTTTGCTTACAAAAAGCAGTTGCGCAGTTGATTGATCCACATGAGAAGCAGTAGCTTGCGTATCGGAAATTGTGATGGATCCAGCATCTTCGCGGGTAAAAATAAACCCTCCCGCACCGCTTGAAGCCGAGTCGTAAAATCCATAGTACCGGCGCTCAAACACGGCCGCCGTGATGGTCTCAGGGCTAAACTGCGTAAAGGTGTCTCGGCTTAACACATTTGCAGAGGCCAAGCCACTTGCGTCACTTGTAATAGACACCAATCCATTTGCACTTGCATATAGAGCGCCAAACTCATCACTTGCCATTGATCGCTTAGATAGGCATGGCTCAAGCAGCGGCAACTTCTGGAATGTAAAGGCCGATGGATCCAGTCCGCTTGCTGTATACGGGTATTTCTCGGTCGCAATCACGATGGTATTGCCAAATGCCTTCAGTCCAACAACCTTGGCATCCAGCGACTGCATGTACTTAAGCGGCCATGCATGCGGAAATCCAGGTTCGCTGAACCACACCTCGTTACTGCGAAAGCCAACCATCACTGATGATGGCAGCGATGTGATGCCCATTAAGTCAGCTGGTGGCGGCTCCCACCCGGCTGTATCCAGCACGTCTCCAAGAATGCTGGATGCGCTAAGTATGTCGGTGTATGACGTGGTAGATACCGGAATCTGAGCCACAAGCTGTAGCGCAGTTCCGGTGCTGCGATAGATGCGCTTGTAGACAAAATTGTAGTTTGCGCTGGATGCCGGGTTGGCCAGTCCAGTCAAAGCCACCCCTCCAGCAGCGCCCAGAGTAATAGCGGCGGAATCGGATGGCGCCGACTCCTCCAGCAGTGCGTCGCCAAACTGTGTCACATAGGTAAAAACATAGGCATATGTGCCAGATGGAACGCTACCTGTCGTAGCTGCAGCGCTTGGAGCGGATGCCGGAGATGGAACCCCCAAGTTGTACCAGGCGGCGGGGTTTCCAACGGGAGAGCCACAAAGCAGCGCGCTTGTTTTCTTGGGGGTGCCGTCGCCGGTATAGTAAATGCGGTACTCGCTATCAGGCACCGGGCTATTCGCCACATCTACATCCGTCACCCACGACACGGGAACAGCAGATCCAGCCTCCCCCAGCATGAACACTGACTTTGCGCCAGCAATAATTCTGGCTGATATAAGTTTAGGCATGTTCACCGGCTTGATGGCGCCTGAAGTGAGTTTCACATTGACAGCACGCTGAGCCGCTTGGGTAGGAAGCAGGTGCGGCCCGACTTTCGGCGCCATGCCGGTGAATGTGTCAATTGAGATTTTCATATCTATTTTACCGACTCAGGTTTTCAATGGTCACATCCTTGACTTTGCTGGCACGGGTGCTACCAAATTCAAAGTTATAGATGTTGTCCAGGTAGCCAAGGAATCGGCCCAGCACCAAAGTGAAGATGCCTTTCATGTACTCGTTGATGCTTGGGTCTTTCCAAACCAACCACACCAGTCCAGAGATCATGGCCACAGCCAGAACGAACATCCCATCGGCTCTGTAGTTGCGGGTGCCAGCCTGGATGAACGCGGCATCCCGCTTGCGAGCATCAGCCCGGTCAGCAAGGTATGCCTTGTCAAGATCAGCTTCATTGGCCATGACTGCAGTCCTGAATTGCAGCACCATGGCTGGGTCAGCCTTGATTGCATCCAGAGCGTCTATCCCTTGCTTGCCAGTCACAGTCTCTGCGATACCGACAATCGTGCTTGCTGCATCCGCTGCTTTGTCGCTGCCAGTGATCCACTTGATGATGCCTGGGGCGAACTGGGCCAGGCCCATAGCGATAGTGATCGGATCCATTAGTTATCCTCCGCTGCAAAGTCAAGTTGGCTTGCGCCACGATTGACCCAGCCCGCGCCCATGGTTGGCCAGGCTGAACACCTGACCCAGAAGCGCAGGCGCTGAGCCATGAATCGCATCAGCACATCATTGACATCCATGGCTGCCACTGCTGCCGCGCTCATTGGTCCCCAGTGGCCATCGTCGGCCACGCCCACTGCAGACTGCAGCTTGCGGATCGCGGTCTGCATTCCTGAGTTGACAGCGAAGTCAAAAACCTGGAACTTGATTGCCGGATGCGTCTCGCCCAGCGGCTGCCAGAAGTCACGCAAGTACAGCGCAGCAGCTTGGTCACGGGTCAGGTTCTTGATATCCACATTGGGATAGCTGCGCTTGCTGATGCCCCAGTTGGTTTCTCCGCCCGGGTCTTTTGGATTATTTGTATAGCCACCTTCGTGGCCCATCAAGCGATCAAGCGCCTTATCAAATGCACGATCAATGCCCATATAGATCCTTCAATACGTTTTCCCACCAGTGGAGAGCTACGATCAAGCACATCATTTGACGTGCCCCGATACCCAAGCACCAAAGCCAGTCAGCAGCAAACCAAGGATGCCAGCCAGCAGCAAGTGCAGCACGGTCTTGGTAGCGTCCTGCTTGTAGCCATCCACAGCTTCAGCCGCTTTAATCATGATGCCGTGCGCTTTGCGGTGGCCGTCAAAGTCAGGCTTCTTCAGATCGTTTTGCACAAACGCAGACTGAAGCTCTAGTTGACAACTCTCAAGAGTCTCAAGCCTTTTAAGCACATCGCGCAGCAAGTCCAGAAGTGGCTCGCCTGTGGGCGCAGCGCCGACCATATCGGATGCCCTGCGCTGGTGTTTTTCATCGGAGCCTGCCATTGCCGTACCCCTTTCGGTAAATAGAACAAAGCACTAGGGGTTGAATAAGGATGAAAACAGCCATGCAGGCCGCCGCCATTTCAGCCCCCATTGCGGCAGGTGGCGGGCTTACAGAAACCAGCGGAGAGTAGACCCCGATGTAGCACCACAGCACCGCGTTGTAGGCTGCGAAGTACCTAGCGAACCGGCTATACAGATCGTTCTGCAAGACGATGCTGATCTGCGTGATTGCCGACAACAGCATCACAACGCCCCACTGATCTTGCCCCATAATGGTTGCCATGTGCTTGTATGTCGGGCGAGAGAAAAGGCCGTCAGCCGGGATCAGCAGCATCAGTGCCCAAAAGAACTCAGCAAGCGCCAGCCATACCCGCGTGGCAATCAGGTCGGAGTCCCACAGCACGCGGGATAGGGATCGAATAAATCGGTCTTTCATACATGCCGCCCGTTAGGTGCCCAGAAATTAAGGCAGTCGATCACAGCACAGACCTCAGTGCGCCAATCTGCGCATCAACGTCTTTTAGCCATCCCCCGTCAGTATTTAATGCACCCTCCCGCAGGCGGCGCGGTGTAATCGTGGCCTCGATTCCCGCGATCTGCGATAGCACCAAAGCATTGCCAGCAAGCGGAGCAATGACCGGCTCTGGCTCTGACTGCGGTATGTCTTGGTAAACCCATGCACCAACTATGAAGTGCAGTGTTTTCCCCTCTGTCGGGGCCGGTGGCTCTGTGCTTGTGGCAAAGGCAGGCACCAACCAATTGCTGGAGTCCATTGGGTCTTGGTCTGCAACATCTGTCCCCGCGAGTTGCAAAGTCTCTGGGCTGTAGTGATAAATCTTCATGACCGCTCCTTAATACTTAATGCAAGCCAACAACGCCACGTTGCGTGGGCGTGTCTCAGCCCCAGTGCGTGGAGTGCCGTTGACTCCGTCAGTGATGGGTGAGCCTGTATTAAGCTGACTCCCGCCGCCGCCTTGGATACTTCCGGGTGCAGTGAAATTATTCGTGTATGAATAGGTATTCGTCCAGTGGATGTGTCCTTGCAGCGCATCGGTCTGTGCTACACCAAACACACGACCCGCATCAACGCCACGAGCATCATCCCAACCGCGAATAAACTCTCCGCGAAGGTCTGGCAGCGCGAAAGTTGTAGAGCCATCACCAACACCGAAGGTGGTTCCAATCGCGGTAAACAAGGCGGCATAGGTGGCGCGTGAAACAAGTGCGCCGTTGGATTTCAAGAATCCAGTTGGGGCGGCAGATCGGGCGAAGTAGCACACCTCTCCGGGAAGCTGACCGGGTGAGGAAGCGATTTCAGTAGCAATATAAGCTGTCGTCGCAACCTTGGTAGAGTTATCGCCTGCTGTCTGAGTAGTTGCCGTGACCCCGCTGGCAATTGTTCCCGTGAGATTTGTGGCATCGGTTGCAGTTGCGGCGGTTGCTGCTGAACCACTGATGCTGATTCCCCAAGTGCCAGATGCCCCTGCTCCCGTGGTCGACGGGACCGCGAGCGCAGCTTGTGCCGCAGCAGCATCAGCAGCCCCTGTTCCGCCATTTGATATCCCGAGAACTCCTGTAGCCCCAGCAAGGTCCTTGGCTAGAAGCTCATTAAGCACCGCGGCATTGAGGTTCATCGATAACTTGGCGCCAACTGCAAACATCCTCGCAAGGGTGTTATCTTGCGCGCGCGCAATCGTAAAGATGGTCCCGGAGATGCCAGTTACTTTCACCACTTCTGGGATATTTTCGCTGTCAAGTATGGTTGCGTAAAAGTAATTACCGCCTGCCAGCGCCGGAAACGCCGCGGCAGATGTTGCACTCAGCGTAGTGTCCGATGTGCCTGTGATTGCCAGCGCCAGCGTTGTGATGGCGTTGTTCGCCAGGGTTGCTCTTGCGACCATTAGATCTCCTTCACTTTGATTTTGATTTCGGCTTGCTTGACCAGAGCGCCCACCGTGGTGACGGTGAACGTGACTTTGTAGGTGACACCATCCGTGCCGCCTGAGATACGCGCTTTGGCCAAGCCATTCAGGAGGGTCATCGCTCCAATGGTGATTCCAGCATCTGCAACTACGGTCAGGTTTGCGATCCCGGTTGCGGTGTCACCCACGGATGACAGCCACTCAGAATAGTTAACCTCATAATCCAGCGCCTCCACTGGTTGTTTTTCGTATTTAGCAAGGATCGACATTGGGTTACTCCGTAAACAATTCAGGGGCTATATCAACGCGTAGGGGCGCTGCCGGGACCGAGACACTGTTGCGCTCAGCCGGAACAAAACAGACAAGGCCATCCACCGGCATGCGCGACACCAGTGGGTTATCAATTGGGGTGAACCCCTTGAATAAAGTTGCGATGGCCGACTGAACCTGTGCCGACTGCAATACGCCAGATAGCCAGCGCGACAACACGGACAAGTGCCCCTGCGCCTGCGAGCCAGCCACAACACCAAATACCGCAGGCGTGTCGCCCCCATTGATGGACTGGGCATCTATCTCGTAGGCATTGAGCAGCATGTCAATACCCGGCCGTCTCGTTGCGCACATCGTGCGTGAAGGATGTGGCGCCCACCAGCGTGCCCGCGGTGAATGACCCAATGATCAGGTTCGCATCCGATGTGCCTGTTGAAATGTCCATCACCACGGTGACGCCATCACTTTTTACAAGGCGTGCAAACGTGGCAGTCATGCCTGCTGATGCGACCCCGGCCGCAATGGCGTTTGCCACCAGGACGCCGGACGTAGCAGCGACAAAAGCTGGATTTGCCAACGACAACACAACGCCCAACGTATTGCCAGAGATTGCAGCATCTGCACTGGCAGGCCTGGTGCCATCGTAGACATACAGGAACCCGCCGTTGCACAGCGCAGCCAGAGCATCTGCCTGGGTGTTCACTGTAAGGTTTGAAAGTTTGGTATCTAGCATGGCTATTTACCAGACGCTGGCTTAACAGCCTGCTTGGTGCTGAAGTCCAGCGTCAGCAATGATGTGAACATTTGGTAATGCGCGGCGCTCAGACTCACATTTCCGCCGTACTCTGCATCCTTGGCGAATGCGCGGAATAGTACAAAATGGATCAATGGATTCTTGCAAGTATCCTTGCCTGTGATGCCCCCTGTGACCGAGCTGTACGGCGATCCGCTTGGGATGGCTATATCTTCAGGCATGACCGAGCAGACTGCATCCACACTAGACCCCGCCAGGGCCGGAGGATAGACATAGAACACGTATGGGTCTCGGCTGTCGTAGCAGTAATTCACCACCAGTGCGGCGCCGGACTTGGTGTACCAGGATGGATTGAGTAGATCCAATAACTTGCGGTCGGTTTCTTGAACTGCAGGTCCATCGGTGTTGCGGATAACGTCCATCAAGTTAATGCACTGGTCTGGAAGCGCCTGCCTAGATCCCGGCAATAAAGGCATGGTCAGCATGGTTGCATAGAGGTCAGGCCGGATCGTTGCAATCTCACGCTGGCCATCATTCAGGTGCGCAACTAACTCAGGAGCACCCCATCGGGTGCCTTCGAGATCCTGCAACTGCTCTTGCACCTCTTTCACAATGGATTGGGCGGTAATGGTCATTTATTTCCTTTAGAAATCAGAACCCAAAGCTGCGAGCTGTCACCGTGACGGATCCAGGGACTCGGTCATGGTCTTCATCAATGCGGATGCTGATAAGACCCTCTGCAAACAGCTGCTTGTAATAAGCGCCAAGCTGAGGGTTCGACCAGGAAACCCCTGGCATCAGCATTAGTCGGTACTTGGCTCCGGCTGCGAGCAACTCCATGTGGCGTTGGCCCATGAAGTCTGGCAATGAGGTGGCTCCAGCCACAGGGATGAACGCGGAGCGCATCACCAGCGACTGTCCGCTTGTATTGGTCGGGATTGGGAAGACCCGAATCGATCCCCGCTCTGTGGCGGAGTTGTAATAAACGGGGTCACTTGAGCCGGCGGTTGCCCAGTTTGGCAGCACATCCTGCAGCGCCCGCATCGTGATGGGATTCAGGCGTCGCGCGCCCACCCAGACATCGCGGACTGTCAGGGAGATCGCTTGTGGCGGCGCCTCTAGCTCGTAGTCTGATACGCCATCAACCAGTGGCACAGGGTCTTGCGACTCAGTCCAAGCCATGGTCTCTTTGCAGAAATCAATGGCGGCAGACACCAAGGCT